GTTGTGATGCTCAAAAAAGTAATTTAGTTCCTTTGTTTCTAATTCGCCCATTACACTATCTTTTGTCCAGCTTTTGTAAACATGAGTTTCGTTATTGAACACTATCCATTCAGTTTCCCGTTTTCGATGATCAATAAATTCTACTTCAGTGTTAAAAGTAGTTTCTATCAACTTCTTGTGTTTAACAATTTTATCTTTCAATAATTTACCACCGTGATTAATCATACGTCTTATAGTAGATTTATCAGCTTTTTTAAAATTAACTTTTGTCATAGTAATCTTTAAGCTCTTTATACGTAGATATATGATTGTGAATATCAATGTTTCTAGTGCTTTCAAACCAATCAACTATCTGTTTTGTTTTAGCAAACATTTCTTTTTTGTTTTTTATCCTGTTTTGATTACTGAATAACTTTAATCTTAAATTTTTATATGTGTTAGGTTGTGTGTAACTGTCAATGCTGTTATCAATGTTTTGTATTATGTCTGACAACATTTTATCAGGAAATATTGCTGTGTCAAGATACTTTGGTTCAAAATGTATGTAACCAAAATCAACCATGTTGACTATTCCTAAACTCTGTGCATACTTAACAATGTCAGATAAATTGTGTAAATTAAACAACTGTATGGTTGGGTGCATTTCTATTTCAATGTTGCTGTAATTATTTTTGTTAATTTTATCTGCTAATTTTTCATGTACCCTACGCATCCTTTCAAAGTTACCAGGCCATCTTACATAATTGTACACTTCGTCAGTTCCATCAACACTCCAATCCATATGAAACGTTTTGAACTCATTCATATAAGGCAATAAATCACTGCAATCAACTGTTCCATTTGTTACTGTTTTAAAAATTATATTTTTTGCATATCCTTTATCAACAAGACTTTTTACAAACATTTTGAATTCATCTAACAACAATGGTTCACCACCTGTGCTTTTTATTCTTGTAAGTGTTGAAGACATGTCTAAAAGTTCTTGTACTTTTTCTTTTGGAAAATCCCAAGTCTTTGTGTCAAATTGTCCTTGCCACATTCCTTGTGGCAGTGGATTCTTTTCTACTTCTTTACCCCATAAACTACTGTTACTTGAATCACACATCACACAAGCATAATTACATTTGTTACCAAACTTAATGTCTATGCTTCTTAATTCTACTGTGCCTTGGTCTTTGATAGCATCTAACAACTCTGGATTTGTTCTTTCAAGTGATCTGTTATAATCTAATCTTGCAGAATATCCTGTTGATTTTTCATCATTCCAACATGCTTGACAAGGTTTTATTTTTTTACCATTTAGTAAATCTTGCCTTGCTTGATTTAAATTTTTATTAGTATTAAAAACATCTTTTAAATTACCATTGTGGTAACTGTTGTCAACACCTATGCCTTCTGAATAACAACATAGTTTAATTCCACCTTTAGGTGTTGATGCTATTTCAGTAAAAGGCTTTACGCAAAATGTATTGCCATACTTGTTATCAAAGTAATTTTTATAAGTTTGATTGTCCATAGTTTATCTAGTGCTTTAATATATTTATTTTTGGTTATAGTACTACATATCCTGTTAACCAATAATTTAATATAGAAACCTTTGTATCTAAATACTATTGACTGACTTAGAATCCAATTAGGAGTAGTAGACATGGAAAAAAATATCATTGAGCAATTAAACGACAGAATAGACACATTAGAAGAAAAGATCGACAGACTAGTTGATCTATTAGAGATGGGTCATGAATTTGAAGATGAAGATTACGACACAGATTACACAGATGACGAATTAGACAACTGTGAAGATTGTTATGAAGAACCTTGTGAGTGTGATGACGAGGACGAAGATGAAGAAGAAAATGATTTCGAAGACGAAGGTGACGACTTTGAATATGATGAAGACGAAGACTTCGAAGATGACGAAGATAAAACTTACAACTAATTTATTATATTACTAGTAGACAGGTAGGGTATTAATTTACCCTACCTTTTTTTATGATTTATAATCCGTAAGGAATACAGATGTAATGTATGCTTAACACAATACCAACTGACACTATCAGTCCTACCATCATTTTTAAAAAGTCTCTGCCAATGATTGGAAATACATGTTTGAACTTATAGTCTTTCATTAGTGTTGATATAGCAAGTTCTCTACCACATAACAATCCTACAAACACCCAAGTTGTTGACATTGGTATATCGTTGTATTGTTTGAAGAACAATAGTATAAAAGCATAAACTAGATCAATTAGTGTGGCAGATCTAACAAACCTTGTGCCTGTTTTTTCTATCACAATCTTTTGTATCTTACCACCCTTTTCATAGAACGTGTATCCTAAGAAAGCGGCAAACACAATTGATATCATAATCATCCATTCCAACGGAACACTTCTTGGTAAGAACACAGCAATGTTTGCCATGTCATGACTTAACCAAGTGTACCAAAGAAATGCTGTGCTACACCATTGTGCTATACGCCAACGTTTCGCAACTCGTTGATTTTTGATCTTGTCTGACTTTTCGTCTATTATTCTTTCTATGACATTCCATACAGCATAAGCAACAATCGCCGCCAGTGCATATCCTATGATAGATTTTATCAACATCTTCTCTAACACAAATGTACTTGCAAATGCACTCAACACCAAGAAACTTGTTGATACTGGTACACCAATCCGTGTCAGTAATAATAGTATTAATGGAGCAGTAGCATGATACCATTTGATCTCCTGGAAAGGTATTTTGTTTAACCTTCCGTATGATATGTCTCCGCCATTAGTACTCCACCCCCACCAAAGAGTAAACCACAACACAACCGTTGCGGCTGTCCATAAGTAATACCATTTGAATTTGTTTTGATTAGATGCCATCCATGTGCCGAGGGTCTGCACACTATCATTTGCAACAACTGAGTACGCCGCAAATATGAAACCAATGAACATCCATAGTGAGTAGGTTTCTAACATTTTATTTTCTTCTCTTGTTTATTCAATTAAATTTATTATACATTATTTACAAAATAAATCAACGAGAAATGTTACAGAAAGATTAAATTTTTGTTAACAACTTGTAAAAAGATTTGGCCTGCCCGGCAGGATTCGAACCTGCAACCTACGGTTTAGAAGACCGTTGCTCTAATCCATTGAGCTACGGGCAGTTTTATTATTTTACTTTTAAATTACTAGGATTATATTGTTCACCATTGTATTTGCTACCTGTTGCATCAGGACCTGTTTCAACTCCGTTGTTACATGCAACCACAACAAAAAATAATCCTATACCAATCCACATGCAGGCTCGTTTACTCCAAAGGATGAATTGCTCCATTGTTTCTTCGGCCTGCTGTTGTGCAATTTCTCTAGGCGTCATTTTTTTTCTTCTTCTTACTGCCCCAGCCATATTTTTTAACAATAGTATCTGGGTCTGACCTTCGCATAGATGGGCAAATAGTTGGCTTATTGTTTTTTAACCATTCATTAATTGCACTTTGTTCTTTTGATGTTATTGTTTCTTTCAAATTCATTAATCCTTTTAATTGGCAGAAGTGGAAGGAATCGAACCCTCTCTTTCAGGTTTGGAATCTGACGTGCAACCATTAACACTTCACTCCTATTGGTGCGAGTGGAGGGAGTCGAACCCACACACCATAATTGATAACGGATTTTAAGTCCGTTGCGTCTACCATTCCGCCACACTCGCTTTGATTTGTTGCTCTTTAACTGTATGCAGTATTACACAGGACAATAATCTTGTCAACCTCTTTTTGGCCAAATAAATAATATAAAATGTCTTGTGATTTATGCGACTGTGACGATCATGTTAATAGGCCTTGTCCTACGTGTAAAAACTGTATAGGCCATTATGTGCAAACAGCTGATTATGACGAAGTACATTATGACTTCAGCGATGAAGAACCTATTAAATGCCAAATTAAAAAACCACACTACAAATACAATGGGAAAAGTGGTAAAATCACTGAGGTGATAAAAGACAAAGATACCATTGATCCTGACTTTATATTAGACACATTTGGCGGGTAATATGCTTGTACAATGGCGTCTTAGTCCTGTTTTAAGGCGTCTACAAGCGTCATACAGTGCATAAAGCAGTGTTTGACGCTTATATTATTAAAGTATGTTTTAAAGAGGATTTAAGCTAATGCTTTAATTCTATCTCTGAGTCTTACAGCTCTATTTCCTACTTGTTTTGCCCAACGTGAGTCCATCATTTCAATGGCCGCTGTGTTCCAATCACCAGCATTTACACCAGCAATAAACTTTTTAAATTTGGCCAATCTTGGAGCACCCATGTTGAAACACATATTCACAATCACTTCTTGTGCTTCTGAAGGTAGATCATTTATATTAGGAAATACTTTTTTTGCTTCATTAACATATATTTCAACATCTTTATTAAACACAGCATTAACACGTTCTTCTGTAATTTTTGTACCAACTGGTTTTCCATGTTCTTCATCTGCTTCTGTAATTAAATGTCCAATACCAAATGTAGGATAACCTAAGTGATCTAAATATATTTCGTACTTAACTCCTTCGTCTATTTTTAATTGTTCTCGTAGCTTGTCAACGTTCATGGCTTTCTCCTTTTGCAATTTATCCATCTGTTTCCAAAATGCCTCAGCATCTTTATCATCCATCATATAATCTATTTAGTTGGTATAAATATTCTTACAATCGTTCATCCATTAAGGACGGAAGTAGCACTAGCGAAGGAACGCACTTTAGGGAGAAAAGTGATGTTAAAAGTACTAGTCCGTGAGAGAAAGATTCGACATCTTCACATTAGAGTCTACAAAGATCAAGACCATGACGAATGGGAAATAATCTTTACATCTAGCAAATATCCTTATTGGAGGAAAGTCCTAAAAACAACTGATGAATACCTTATGAACGAAACTTTCACACTTTGGTCAAACCATGCTCGTGTATTACAATTCTTACCACCTCAGGTATGCCACGATATAATTACAAGAAAATAGTTTTTGGCCTGCCTGGGAGGATTCGAACCCCCGACCTATTGTTCCGTAGACAATCGCTCTGTCCAGCTGAGCTACAGGCAGTCTTGGCTGGGGTAGATGGATTCGAACCACCGAATGTCGGTACCAAAAACCGATGCCTTACCGCTTGGCTATACCCCAATTTGGTGAGCCCGGCAGGGCTCGAACCTGCGACCCAGTGATTAAAAGTCACTTGCTCTACCAACTGAGCTACGGGCCCACATGTGGTAGCAGTGGGTAGATTCGAACTACCGACCTTCCGAATATGAGTCGGATGCTCTAACCAACTGAGCTACACTGCCACGTGGTAGGCGATGGAAGACTCGAACTTCCGACCCCTGCGTTATCAACACAGTGCTCTAACCAACTGAGCTAATCGCCCATATCATATTCAAAGTTAACGGTATTCTTGTTTACTCGTAACTCTTTGGCACCGTTCTTTGTATGAAACTTTCTTGCCATATCAGTCATAGGAGATAGTGTAACTAGTCGAGTTAGATGATTTGATTTCTTGATCATCTTGTAAACTTCTTCAACTATCTTTTGTCCACCGCCACGTTTACGACTCCAGACTGTGTATGCAATAGCAATTCTTCCTTGTACTCCTGCTCTATGTATGGCTTCCATGTGTGCAACTTTGCTAAAAGAATCTAATTCTTCTACTGAAGCTGGCACATCATTTGTAAATGCAAAACACATCACAGCAACGATTTCATCTCCATCTTGAAGTCCATATATCTTTCTGCCATACTGTTGTCTAAACCAATTGTCCAGTTCTGGTCTTACAGGATCTTCAGATGTATCAATTTCGTTAAGTTCTACTAACTTAACCTTTTTTAACCATTCAAATTTATCTAAAATTTTATCAAGCATACTACTATATATTACTTTCTTTTAGTTTTTTGTCAAGATCTACGTTCTATATCTTCTTCAACACATTTGTCACCATATTGTACTTCTAATATATGTGTGTATTGTTGTGTTGGATTTATACCCTGATGCCATACATTTTGGCCAATTGTATATGATTTGTTTTCAGTAAAATCAAATTCTTGTGTTAAATTATTGTACTCTGTTTTAATAATTACTTTTCCTTTAAGTACATACCAATTTTCTGATCTATGTTTATGACGTTGCATACTTAACTTAGACTCAGGGTTGATCACTAATTCTTTTATTTTGTATCCAGGACGATCTTGTAATACCCTATACCATCCCCATTTGCGTTGTACTTTTGGTTGTTTCCAATTTTCAAGTATTGTGCTAGATGAATTTATTTTATGAGTGCCACCAACACCATATACAAATTCTACTTTATTATGATATGTATCGTATTCAGGTACATTACCTTTTTGTCTATCTCCACCATTAGCGAATACAATTTGTTTGTTGTGACCAATTGTTGCCATTGCTTTATAAATTGCACCGCAGGCAGTATCATCTGCATCATCAAAACTGATAACATGATCCACCATTGACAAATTTTCAATTATTGTTTTTCTTTCTGGGAAGGACATAAATGCTTGTCCTTTTTTTCTAACAAGCCATGCATCACTATTAATTGCTACACACAATTCGTCACCTAGCTTTTTAGCTTCTTTGAAATATATAATATGTCCGGAATGTAAAGGATCGAAACCGCCAGAAACGATTACAATTTTTTTCATAAAAAATTCTCCTAAGAGCTAGAATAAAAAATAAAAAGATGACAGCATTGATCCTATTATAATAATCAACACAATCAGTTTGGTCCAAAATACACTGTCTGGCATGTCCTGTAATTTTTTCTGCTGTTCCTTAGACGGAGGTGGAAATGCCTGCCACATGTTCCAGACCATTATTCTTCCTTATGAGCACTGCCACGTTTGATTGTATCAAGTATCATCTCAATATCATCAAATGCATCTCGCTCTTCTGATAGACTGTTTTTGTATGCAATTTTAATTGCTTTATTTAATACTGTTGGTTTGATATCTAATTCTTCTGCGATATGTTTTACTGTGTCTCTTAGGCCTGCTCTTAAATCATCTGACTCCTGCAACACCTGTGTTGCTTCATCAAACAGTTTAATAAGTTTTGCCTTTTCTTCTTGATTGATTGTTAGTGACATATTATTTTCCTATTAGTTTTTTTATTGTATCTATTG